GACCCTTTCTTACACTAATTGCTCTGGGAGTCAGTCAAAGCACTAGGTTAGTTTGCCACTGGTTCATCCTCTCCATCACCGTAGCCAGCAATGGCGGAGTTTATTTTTGTGCTTGCCAACGACTCTAGGGTCGCCACACAAGCCCTATAACCATTAGCACGTCCACAAGCTCCCGCAAGTCTATCTGGTTTTTCCATGACTGCGGTTGCATTTTGGCGAATGGTAAGATTAAGTAAGATTAGACTCAACCGTTTTCCGGTAGGCGTTCCTAAGAACGCAGTCCACACTTTCTCATCCTCTTCAAGCCATTTTGGTTCATCAACCCAATGATAATCTCTACAAAATGAGAATAAAGCCCTTAACTTGTTAATCATAAATATTTTATATAGAAAATAAATCTGTTGATCTATTTAATTTTGAAATGTTCCACTTGCCTGGAACCCATTGAAGATTTGACTCATGATGACTACCACCATTAGATAATGGAATTATGTGGTCAACATGAAATTTAATTCCAATACAATTACCAACTCGTTTAGCTGCTTCGTAAAAAGTTTTTATGCAATCCAAATTTCCAATTTTAGCATTATAATTTCTTTTTAATGCCTGGTATTTTCTTGTTCTAGCAAGCTTTCTTGCATAATTTTTTTTAGTCCATTCTTTCACATTTTTTCTATTTTGTTCGTGATTTATATTTTTTCTTTGCCATTCAAGCTTTTTAATGTTTCTTTGAATAAATTTTTCTTCTGTAAGCCATATTTCTTTGCCATTTCTGTATGACCAAAATAATTCTTTATTAAGATTTAAGTCACCGCGCTTGTGTCTCATAGCTTTACCGCCCAAGAATCACCTTGGAAAAGTATGGCTTCTTTACCTGTAAGCGTCTCGGATACAGCCTTTTGTACATCCTTGAAACTCCAATCGTGTCCAGCAAGGACCGCTCCATCACGAAGCTTCGGCCTCCAACCCTTGATGTCAGCCAAGACCGCTTCGTACCTATGATCGCCGTCCACATAAATAAAATCTAAATCACCATCCTTGACGTGCTGCAATGCGTCAAGACTTTTCCCGCGGCTATACATGACATTACCAAGTGGTGTGGTTCTTTCTTGGAAAGCCTCAAAAACAAATTTCATTGGGCATTGCTGGCTTGCCCTATCGTTAATGTCGTAACCATTTAGCCAAGGATCTACAGCCAATACTTCCTTGAAATACTTGGAAATTACAACCGTACCTTCACCGCTATAAGACCCAATCTCAACTGCCTTACCAACCGCTCCCTCCTTGTTCGCCCACTGGCAAAGATGCGCCAAGCCTTCTTGTTGGAAGGCATCACGCATTACGGGTACTTTCATCAAAAGAATCTGGAAGATGGAGTATTAAATGTCGAGAACTTTCTTGGTGCTGGAGTCGCTGGTTTCGTTGTTGGTGCGCCTGCCTGCATATTTGCAAAATTGGTAGCAGCATTTTGGTTCATGGTATTGCTGTTTTGGATGCCTTGTTGGAGGAGGTTTTGGTAGTTTTGCATCGCCTGCTGGCTTTGTTTTGCCTGTTGCACAGGGATTGTTGGGTTCGGCTGCTGAATTGTTGGTTGTGGTGCTTGAGCTGGCTGAACAGGCGTGGGAATAAATCCACCAACAGCCTGTTGTTGCGCCATACCTCTTGCAAGCAAATCATTGTAAGTTTGTTGCGGAAGTTGCGGCAATGGAATTTCACCACTAGGAATTGACCTGTCATACGGAGGAAAATCGCTCGGAGATGGAGTGGTTCTGGGTGGCGCTGGAATCCTTCCGTCATCATAAGTCGGCAAACCTCGGGGAGGGAGTTGTACGTCAATCGGTCCTGTTGGAAGTTTTGCTGCTGCTGGAGGAAGCTTATAATCGCCTTTTTTGTACTGATCCTCTGTTACGGTAAGTGCAGAAATATTAGGATTTTGTGCGATAAGCTGCTGGTACTCAGCTTTTGTAATTCTACGTCCACCAGAAATTCCTCCAATATCGTGATAATAAGAGCCGTCCTGTTTTTGTATATATAAACCAGTTCCAGGTGCGTCTGGCATTGGTTTTGGACTTGGCGTTGGCTTTGGTGTTGGCTTTGGTGGTGGGGTTGGTTTTGGGGTTGGCTTTGGAATTGGCTTTGGAATTGGCTTTGGGGTTGGACGTTGCGACATATTACATTACCTGTGGTTGAATTTGTTGCTGTAGTTGTGCCTGTTGCGGTGCCATTTGTTGTTGTTGTTTTGCCTGTTGATCCGCAGCATCGCGAAGCTGTTTTTGTATAGCACGAGAAGTATTGGGGTCAATTTTCTCCAAGGCAGCCAAGTGCTGTTGGAGATGCGCCATGAGTACCTGCATGGCAGCCTGGTCTACAGGCTGCTGGCGGGCTTGCGCCGCTTGGTTAAAGGCAAACAATACAGAGATGTGCGCCTTGTGGTCATCGGAAGGTTTAATCGCCACAGGGAAGCCAGTGGCAAGCATGGTGGCAATTTCGGTGGCTTGATCCTCTGCCTGATCGCCAGAAGCGGCCTGTGGGTCTTGGAACAACCGGCGAACCAATGCGGGATCGTCCTGCTCCAGTACCGACTTGACCAATTCGCCTTGGTTAACGAAAGGATTATTCTGGAACATCTGCATCCGAGCCACGGACTTTTGCAGGGCAAACTGGCGATTGATAAAGTCCAATCCACCCTTCGGTTCGATGGAATACTCGGCATGGATACCTTCCGGCACCATCTGCCCAGTTTCCTCTGCATAGCGATACATCAAGTCTTTCTTGTTGTATTGCGTGTAAAGCGACCAGCACTGCTTGAACAAATGTGCCAAGCTCATGCGGAAGATTCGGTTCCTCAAGTCACCGGATGCTGCGGCCTGTCCTTGGATAGCCTGTACCTCAGTGGCAGTCTTGCGATCTGCTCCGGTATATTGACCAGCAGAACTCATATCAAACTGACCCATGCGCTGTTCAGCCAGCATGCGTTCCTCCAGCATCAAACGCTGGAAGTCGAAGGGAGGTTGGCTGAACTGGACCGGCTTTAATCCTTGAGGAAGGATTTGGCCAGGTTGCATCTTTAGATTCGCCGTGTTGAGCGAGATCGGGTTCTGTGCTTCAAAAACGGGTCGGTTGGCAAGCTCCACATAGTCCGAGAGGCTGTTCTTTAGTTTATTCAGCAGGTTCTCGCCTGGGAGTAGGATTTCCGCTACTCCTCTAGGGCTATACCAACCGCCCCCTGTTACCTCATAGGGGAAATCAACGAAAGGTGGTTCGCCGTGGTTGTACGGCAAAATGAAAGTCTTACGGATGTCAGTCTGAATCTGAAGAGGGCTGTAGGTCTCTACTTTCCAGCCGTCCTTGGTCGGCGTGTACATTTCCCAAAGAATGATACGATCATTCTCGCCTTCCTGAGTAATTCCCTCACGCCGATAAATCTCATCCTGAATTTCACTTCGTAAGCCCACCGATTTGGAGGGTTTACCAGAAATGATCTTGATGAGCTCCTCGTTCTGCTTGTAAGCGGGATTTGCCTTATAGGAGTCGACACTAGTCGAGATGATGTGTACGATGAAATCCGCATCTTTGAACTCCTTGGTGTATGAAGGAACAATAATATGGAAAGGGTCGATGGCGTCAAACTTAATCTGTTTCTTGTCCTCATCCCAAATCACCTTGGCCACGCCACGACCAAACAAAAGAATGTTATCAATAACCGACACAATCTCCTTCTGGAAATTGGTTTTCTCCCGCATGTTGTAATCAAACCAACGCTCGGCTGAAACCGTGATCGGAGTCAACTGCTGGCGCATGGGGACAAAACTGGAAAGGATGTCGTTGCCGATTGCGCTGTTGACGAAGCTGGGTTTGAGCTTCTCAATGGCAGTATCAATCAACTGAACGTGAAGATCGGCGGCGGTAGGCCAAGGCTTGATCTTGCGGCGAACGCCAAAGTAACGGGCTTGATAAAACAACCGCTGGCGGTTCTCCCAGCTTTCACGCTGGTTTAACGCCTCTAGGATTCTCTGGTAATACGTTGCCCGTGGATTGTTATCAGCCATTATTTTTCGCGCCCCCGCTTTAGTTCGTATGACAGATCGTTGACGTAATGTAAAGCTTTTCTTGCCCAAGCCTTGACCCCAGTGGTGCTATTGCGTACTTCGGCATAATTCTCATCCGACATCAAATCACTTACCGCTCCGCTTGTCCTCGTTGACGGTGTCGTTGTAGCGCACCCACCAAGGTTTAGGACCAAGATCGTCATCAATGGCGGCATGATTGTTCCGCCA